TGAGGCATACCGCTCGCAGGTCAAGGCAAACCCAAGGACCAAGACGGTATTCCCCGGCAAGGATGCTATCCCCCAGCATGAGCCTTTGGAGCGACCCTTGACCTTAGAAGGCTTTGAAAACTGGTGTGCAGATGCAGGCATCATTGAGGACCTAAGCAACTACTTTGCAAACACGAAGGGCAACTACTCCGACTATTCAACTATCTGTTCACGCATAAAACGGGTCATCCGTCAAGACCAAATCGAAGGGGGTATGGTCGGTCAGTACAACGCAAGCATCACCCAACGGCTGAACTCTTTGGTGGATAAGCAGGAGAATCAGGTCTTTATTGAACAATGGACCGAAGATGATTGATGAAGGTCATAAACACCACCGCCAAGCGGAAGATTGAATCGCTGACCCATCGCAAACGGGTCATCCAAGGAGGGACCTCGGCCTCCAAGACCTTCAGCATCCTTTGCGTTTTAATCAAACAGGCTTGCACGAAGAAGACCGAAATCAGCATCGTTGGGGAAACCGTGCCTCACCTTCGGAGGGGTGCGATTCGGGACTTCATCAAGATAATGATTGCCAAGGGCATCTTTGTTCCGGCAAGGTGGAACAAGACCCTGCTGACCTACCAGTTCGCTAACCGTAGCACCATCGAGTTTTTCTCGGCTGACCAAGAGGCAAGGCTTCGGGGTGCAAGGAGGCAGGTGCTATTCATCAACGAGGCGAACAACATCGACTTTGAGTCCTACTACCAACTAGCCATCCGTACCAGCGAGGCCATCTACATCGACTTCAACCCGACGCATGAGTTCTGGGCGCATACGGAGGTCTTGCGTGAGGACGACTCCGAACTGCTGATTCTAACCTACCAAGACAACGAGGCCCTGCCTGATACCATCAAGAGGGACATCGAACTGAACCGCACCAAAGCCGAAACGTCTGCGTATTGGGCGAACTGGTGGAAGGTCTATGGCCTCGGTCAGGTCGGGACGCTTCAGGGTGCGATATACGAGGACTTCGAGGTCGTGGAGGGTATAGATGTCAGCCGTGCGAAATTCGTCGCCTTAGGGCTTGACTGGGGCTTTAGCAACGACCCGACGGCCTTGGTAGCAATATACCGCCAAGGGGACTGCCTGCTCGTGCAGGAACTACTGTACTCCACGGGCCTTACCAACCAAGACATCGCAGACAAACTGCGGTCGCTCGGCATCACAAGGGCTTGGGAGATCGTGGCGGATTCAGCCGAACCGAAGTCCATCGAGGAAATCTATCGGTTAGGCTTCAACATCAAGCCAGCGGAGAAAGGCCCCGATTCGGTCAGGAACGGAATAGACATCCTGAAACGGTTCAAATTGCAGGTTACCAAGGATAGCACAAACCTTATCAAAGAACTGCGGTCCTACACTTGGGCCACCGACAAGGAAGGCAAGAACACGGGGGTTCCGATTGATTCCTTCAACCACGCCTGCGATGCTATGCGGTACGTGGCCCTTAACAAGTTAAGAGTAAGCAACTCAGGGAAGTATGTTGTGGTTTAACTTTGCCCCATGAACCCCGAACGCATCCTTGACCTGCTCATCGAAATCGGGAAGACGCTTGCAGCCGTTTTCTTCATTATCACCCTTCTAACCCTCCTTTGGACCTTATGAAAGTCGTTCACTACTACCACATCTACTGCGGAGGGAATTGGCAGTTAATCCTCAACCAGCACATGATGGCGGTCTGCAATTACGGGCTTATCAACGTCTTGGACGAAATCCGTGTAGGCATCGTCGGTCCACCCGAACAACGCAAGGCGGTCAAGGAGGTGCTGGAAGGCTCGATGGTGGCCCCGAAGATTAAAATAGTGGTAACCCGAACCAACGCTTGGGAACAGGCGACGCTGACCGAGATGTACCGGGCCTCGCAGGAAGAGGAAGCCGTGTACCTATACGCCCACACGAAGGGGGCTGCAAATCCATCCTTGACCACCCAACTATGGGGCAGGTCCATGCTATTCTTCAACGTGGTCGCTTGGGAACGCTGCCTGCAAATGCTGGAGCAGGTCGATGCCGTCGGCTGCCATTGGATAACCAAGGAGCAGTTCCCTCACATGGCCGATGCCAACAACCCGGAAGGCTATCCGTACTTTGGGGGCAACTTTTGGTGGGCCAAGTCGTCCCACATCAAGGAACTGGGCGAACCTGCAAGGGACCACCGATTCCGAGCCGAAACTTGGGTTGGAAAGAAACCCGACACCAAGGTCTTTGATTCCAACCCCGGCTGGCCTTCACCTGAAAAATTCGTTGTAACTTTTTGACATGAAAAAACACATCGACCAACTCAAAGCCTTGGACTACTCGCACATCTACACGACGGCCGTGGACCACATCATTGAAATCTACGAGGAAGCCAAGAAGCACAAGGGAGGCCACGCTTTAGAACTCGGTTCCTACCTCGGACACTCGACGCTCGCTATCGCCTTGGCCGGGCTTGACGTGGTGGTTTACGATACCGATACAACGGTTGAGGATAAGCGCAAAGCCCTCCTATCGCAGTTCAAAGTCGAATGGAACAACCAACCGAGCCACATGGCCCTGCAAGAGGTCAGGACTTTTGACTTCATCTTTCACGACTCTGACCATGGGGACGGCATGATTCCTGAAATGGTTGCCTTGTTCAACAAAGCCCTGAACCCCGGTGGGACGATGGTCATCCACGATGCCGAACTGCTGACGATGGTCAACCTTACGAGCCAACTGGAGCCACACGAAGCCAAGGGGTCAACGGACCAAAGGGGTCGGATGCTTTTAACCCTCTACAAGAAATGAAGGCAAAAACTTACATCTTCTGCCACGATACGGACATCGTGAAGCAATGCGAAGCCGAGGGAAGGTTCAAGGACTTAGCCCCCTATACTTGGGTCATGCTTGGGTTCAAGGACTTCGACGGCATGGCTGGCCTTGACCATATCGTTGCAAGGAACGAAGCAGACAACATCGAGAGCCACCGCAACCTCGTTGCTTGGACGGGGTGGTATGCTTTAGCCAAGAACGGTTACATCAAGCCGGGCGATGTCGTGAACCTCTTCGAGTACGACCTCACCAAGACAGGCGACTTTGACCAACGGGCTTACTGCGCCTATTTCCGAGTCCCTGTGGACGTTGTGCCTTACTGGTCGTGCGGTGATAATTACGAGCCACACATCAAGCAACTGACCGGAAGGGGTGCAAAGGAGTTCTATCAACCCGTCGTGCCTGTAACTTCCAATTACACGCTTACTTGGGACGATTCCTACCTTGACCTGACCTTGGCCTGCATTGAGCAAAAGTTGGTCGCTATTCCCCACGTCGGCCACATTTTAGAACGAGCATACTCGCAGCGATTCGCTGACATCCCTTACAACGTGGCTGCATTCAAGCACGCCTTCGCCAACTCTCACGGGTTCTAAGATGTACTTGGTCGGGGTTAATTACGCAACGAGTGAGTACCTTCCAGCAGCGAGGGCGCAGGCTAATCAGTATCCGTTCCCGATTACAACAACCGAGGACGAGAAACGTCCGGGCAGGGGCAACAACTGGTGGAGGTGGAAACCGCAAATCATCCTTGACGCTCTCTTTGACTTGCAGGAGGACGAAGCCCTGCTTTACTTGGATGCCCAAGACCTGCACGGGGATGGCTGCTTTGAGTTTGCCAAGCAATACTTGCAAGACAACCCCATCCTGTTGCATCAAAACTTTCACAACCATATCTCATACACGAAGGGCGACTGCTACGCCTTGATGGACTGCCTTCAATTCTTTAACGAGAAACCGATGCAGATAGAGGCAGGGTTCCTTGGACTACGCAAGACCGACTTCACGATTGACCTCATGTACGAGTGGTCCAAGTGGCTGCACGTTGACAAGGCCGTGAATGACGACCCAAGCGAATACCCGAACCATCCATCGTTCATTGACCACAGGCACGACCAAAGCATCCTGACCAACCTCGCCCTGCTTAACGACCTGCCTATGGTTGTCGTTCCCGAAATCCGTTGCAACTCAAGACCCAAGTTATGGCTATGAAACTCCAAGACCTGACCATCGACCAGTTCCAACGCATCGGAGCCATTGAGTTCTCCAGCGTCCTTGGGGACTACGACAAGCGTGCAGGGGTCGTTGCAATCGTTGAGGGGGTTGATATATCAATCGTCCGAGAGATGCCCGCCAAGAGCGTCCTAAAGCGTTACAAGGCCATTATCAGCGAGTGGAACGCATTGCCTGCCCTTGGGTACAAGCGAAAGTTCAAAGCCGGGGGCAAGTGGTGGATCCCGACGGTGTTCACGGACGAGTTGACTGCTGGGCAGTTGATAGAGTTAATGGACGCAAACACGACGGACGAGAAGCAGTTGTTGCAAAACCTGCACCGAATCATGGCGACCTTGTGCAGGGAAGGCGGTCTATTCGGATTTTTCCCGAAAAAGTACGACGGGGCTGCCCATGCCGAGCGAGCCGAGTTGATGAAGAAGCACGCCAAGGTGGGCGACGTTTGGGGGGTTGTCAGTTTTTTTTTGTTAAGTTCAGAATCCTACTTGAAAGTTTTGACCGACTATTCCAAGCACCTGATGAAGACGGCCGAGGGGCTGACGTAAGTCCTCTTGCCGGGTACGGTTGGCTCATGGTGGTGTGGAGGATGGCAAACAAGGACGTGCTGAAGTTCGATGCCATCTTTGCGATGAAGGCGGTAGAGTTTTTGAACTATGCCCTGCTGATTCACGACATCTTAGAAGCGGAGAGGATGGAAGCGGAGCGAGCAAGACGCAGATAGACACTATCCTGCACGGGTTACATTTACCCGTATGGAAACAACCATCCTCGCCAATGGGCAACCAGTAGGTAAGTTCGGCAGCGGTTCGATGAAGGGCATCGACCAAACCGCCTTGGAGGGCATTGGTTCAATCGTTGGACCCAAGGGTGGAGGCAAGTCCCCGGCACATGACGTGCTGGTCAAGTGGATAGAACGGGTCATCGAACTTGCGAAGAAAAACCTCGAAGCAGCCAACGCAAACGCAGGAGGAACGCTATCGGCATCCATCGCCCCCGAAGATATCGAATTATCCGCAAAGCAAATCGTGGTGGCTATCATGGCTAACCCCTACTGGAAGTATGTGGACCAAGGGGTTCACGGAAGGTCATCGAGTTACATATCCGCAAGGGACTCAAAGTTCCGGTACGACAAGAAGATTCCACCACCCCAAGCCATAGCGGACTGGATTGCAAATAAGGGCATCCCGGTCGTTCCAACCTACTCACGCAAACTTGAGCGAATGCGGACCAAGCAGGAGCAGGGTTTAGTCCTTGGAAGGACAATGGCCTTTGCTATCCGTGAGCGAGGTGTCAGGGGAACCAAGTTCATGAGCAACGCCCTATCCCCTGAAATGATAGACGTTTTGGTGAACACAATCGCTGAAACCCTTGGCAAATCGGTGAGTTTAGCAACCAAACTATAAAATGGCAGTAACAGTCCTTTCCGGGTCGCCCCAAGTGGCAACCCCCGTTTACAACAAGATGCTCTTCAAGGTCAGCAGCGACCAAATAGCCCAGCCTAATTACCGATTCGTTTGCGATGTCAAAGACAATGCAGGGAGTACATACGCCCGGTTAAAGTGCGATAAATTACCGATTACCAACCAAGGATTCTTCGATGTCGCCAAGGTCGTTGAAACCCTGATTGCCCCGACCAAGCCATCGCTGACGCAAACCGCATTCAGCAATCATTCGGGTTATTATTCGGGATATCGATTAGATTTCTTTGACGAATACGGCAACACCCCAGTCGTGCAGACGGGAACCGTTACAACCGTGTCGGGGAATGTTGCCTTTGCAGGAAACTTGGAGCAGTTAGAGTTCCAATCCTACAATTCTGCGACTCGATTCCCTTCGGGGACGCTTTTGGGTAGTTTGGCTTTGACCACACCGACCCGATTCGTGTGGCATTCCAACACCGAGGCGAGGTGGCTCGTTCAAGGCAAGGGAACCACAACGGCGAACTTTGACAAAGCACTGATTCGCTACTACACGGCAGGGGGTACGTTGGTCCGAGAGTACACGGTCAACAACGGCCAACCAGCGGTGCAGCAAGTCGTCCGCTTTGGTGCAGGGCCAAGCAACGTCCGGGCATTGACTTCGGGTCAAGCCAGCGACGGGTTCAGCGGTGAG